ATGAGACGATTTGCTCTATTTGTGACTTGCTTATGCCACCTGGAATCTTCCATTTGAACTGCACACTCATTCCAATCATTGTTCGCTATCGCAGCACGAAACTTTTTAAAACCACTTAATCTGGGCCTCCCCATATTAAACATCATGTTCGCACAAATTTTTTGTACTTCATCTGGCAGATCATCAAAGTTTTCAAACAATTCCTTACATTCTGATATTGTAACCTCAATGTCTTTTGCAAATAGCTCGTTTACTCTTTCCTCAGATACTTCTGTGCCTACAGGTTTACCATGTTCTTCATCCCACTCAGTTATAAGATGCCCAATTCCTAGCGTAGGTAGGTTAAGGTGGTCGAGATACACGGACATTACTTTGCCCTCATCAGTTGCTATTTCTTCTCTTAACTCATCTATGTTCATCTGTTAAATAACTCACTAAAATTTAAATTTTGTACTGTTAATGGTGACTTTGATCTTGTTCTTGACGCTATTGCTAAATCAGATGGGTTTAACCCAAGTGCTGCACCAACGCCAGGGGAGGTTATATCAATACCACCAACGGCACTTACATTTGATGCTGGTTGTACTGTGAATGGAGCTTGAGTTACTCTTCTAGCCTGTGCTCTGCCATCATCTTGTCCTGGTCCAACTGCTTGTGCTAATGCTTGTCTGCCAACTCTAGCTATATTGTCGGTAACATTTAGAACTTTGTTTGCAGCATCTTCAACTGTATTTGCAACTCTGCTATTAATAGCTGATCCATTAGCATCATTTCTTCGTAAATTCTTTTGCATATCAACATATCGTCTTGCTACTTCTGGATTACTGCCAATTTTATTAAATATTTTAAATTTAATAATATCTCTATATTTATTAATAGGATTAGATGTATAACTAGCCGCAGCTACATTACCCTCTCTACCAATATCATTTAAAAAATCCAAATCTTTAGCAAATTCTTTTAACGCAGTTACTGGTTCATCTCCTAAAATTGTTCGCAATACGTTATCGTCAAAACTGTCTAAATGTTTTAATAATTGTGAAGCGGCAGCTTTACTGCTAAAAACATCTCCATCCACTCTTGATAAAATATCCTCAACAACAAATGTTCTTATATCTTCTAATGCTTGTGGATCTTTTTCAAAAAATTTCATAAATTTTTTAGCTTCATTCAAAGATATTCTTTTTGGTGTTGCTAATATTTGAACTGCATCTATAGGATCTAATGTGCCCTCATTAAACTTTTTAATTATTGTAACTTCTTGTGCTTTAGCAAAAGCTTCTTTTGCATCTGCAACATCTTTTAAAGCTTGTACTAAAGGTTTGTTTTGGTCTGTTGATCTTTTTATTATTTGATCAACTGTTGCTTTATCTATTTTGTCTGTACCAGACCTTGCTATAATTTCTCCAAGTTTTTTAACTTCATCCCATTGATTACCAAATAATTGTTTGCCAGTATCACCTAATTTTTGTATGTGATTGTTAAAAGCAGCACCACTGAATTTACCATTTGTTAACTCACCAAATTCATTTAAACCAGTTTTTTGAATACCTTTTTCTAAGTATGTTCTACTCAATTCACTTTTCAACAATTGTGCTTCATCATCGCCTATTGCTTTAAACAATTGTTTAAGTCTTTCAGGACTATCCTGTTTAATAACTCTTTCAAAAAATCTATCTATTTCAAACTTCCTTTGGTCTGTATTTTTACCAAAATTTCTTAACGATCTTATAACTCCAAAGGTATCTAAGTCTTCAAACATTTTACGTTGATTTTTGTAACGTATCATTACATTTTTTCTAAGATCAGATGCCTCTTTAAGTTTATCCCTTTGAGTTTTTGTTAAGTTTTTAAGAGCTGTTAAGTCTGATAAATTTGTACCTTCAACTAATTTATCTAAATTATTAATTAAAGTATTTATTTCTGGGCCTAACTCTCTTTGAAACAAAGCACTCTCTTTGTATAAAGCGTCATTAAATTGTTTTCGCAAAAGAACCACTTGTCTAAAACTAGCAAATTCTCCAAGACCTCTAAAGGCTTCAAAAGCTTGTTGCATACTAGGTCCTGCAGTTTGTAAACCACCAGCTTGTCCAATTAAAGTTTCAAATTGTTGTTTAAGTGGGTTGGTCGGTATTACTTGTGCTATTTGTGCGTTTCCAGCACCTTTAATATTAACTGATTTTAATATTTCATCTACTTGTGCAAAGTCTGCTGCAATATCTGTTTCAAATTTTTGAAACGCATTATCAATGGATTTTAAGATTTGCTCGTTAATAGTAGCATCATTTTTTGTGGCTTTTTGAATATAATTTATACTGTCATTTACAGCTTTCATTGCTGCATTCGAAGCATCTTCCTGTGCTTGTTTAAGAGTATTGTATTGACCTTTAGATAAGTTTTCAAAACCCTCAGTTGCAGCCGCCGCTTGCCCTCTAGTGTGTGCTTGTCTTAATTCAGTAGCTTTAGATAAAGCAGCAGCAATATTCTTTTCTATTCTAGTGCTATCTCTCATAACATTTTCAGCAAATTTTTGTTGATATGCAACCATTCCAGGAGCACCCAAACGCTCTGCACTAGGAATAAATCCCTCATCTAAAAGCCTATCTGCTCTAGCTAAATTTTCATCTTTAACAGTTTGCAGTTTACCTGCTTTATCAACTACTTTTCTTGTGCCGCCTACTAAAGCACGACCAGCCTTAAATATTGCACCTCCAGCAAACTCAAAAGCACCAGCAAGTGCTGCCTCTGTAAGCACATCTTCAGCAACTTCGCTTGCAGATTGTTTTTGTACACCAATTAAACTTTCAATACCTTCTTCAAGGCTTTGACCTATAGCTGCACCTGCCGCAGCTCCTGCAGCACTTGTGACTAAGCCAGGTAATCCAATTATAGCACCAGATATGGCACCAACAGTTTCAGGTACAAATCCAGTTAGATCAGCTATATCTCCAAAAGAAAAACCCTCATCTTCAATAACTAAATTTTTACCTGTTGGCTCGATACCTCTAGCTCTTTGACCTTTAACTGTTAATGCTAATCTACCAGAGCTATCTCTTGTAAATCCATCAGCTCCCACAAGTTTTGTTAAAATAGCTTCTTGATCTTTATCAGATTCACCAAAAGATAAAAGTGCTCTAAGCCCAGAGTCTGCACCAGTTTCATAGTCAAAATTCTCATCTTTAGAAGAATCTGCAGATAATTCATCAAATGATGTTTGTTTTGTTAATGTATTAAATTGAACTGCTCTTAGTAAATTATCAACATCTTCATCATTGCGTTCTAACGCCTGGAACGCTGCTAATCTTTCTTCTGGTTTGCTAAATACATTAGTTTTAAGAGCATTAAATAATGTTAATCTTTCTTCAGGCTTCATTTTAATTGTCTATGTTTGTTGTTGACTAAATCTTTGTTCATAAGCTGCCAATTCTGATTTTTGTTTTTCATTTAAACCGCTACCAAAATCTAAACTAATTTGTTGTCCTGTAAGTCTATTAAAATTTAAAACACCTTGTTTAAGTTTTCTTTCTTGTTGACCTATTATATCATCAAAAATTCTACCAATTGCAGCTTTTAAATCCTCTGGATTGTTAAAAAATCCTAACTCACCTACAATTCTTGCCACTCTTTCTCTATCTGCATCAGAAATAGTTTTACCTGTTTCACCTAAAATTTGTGGTGCATATTTTGATTGTATTCTATTTAAAATAAGTTTAATTTTTTGTGTTTTTGTCTGGTCATCTTTAAAGTCAACTCCAAAAGCAGCACCTAAATTTGTAATAGCATCAGCACCTTGTTGGAAAACTGTTGTGCCTCCTGGTGACTCAATTGCGTCAACTAATTCTTTAAATTGTGCCTTACCTCTATCTATGTCTTTACGCATAGATCTAAAGGCTTGTTCAACTGATTTTTTATCGCCTATAAATAAAGGTTTTGTTGCCGCATCTGCACCCTTATAATTTCCATCAGCCAATTGGACAGGAACTTTAAAAATACCTTCAGCATCCTCAAACAATTCTATTTCGCTGCTTTTGGTCAAATATTTTTTTCCAAGTTCTGGTGTTTTTAGTGCAGCCTCTAATACTTTGTTGTATTGACTATCAGGCACAACTTCAAACTGATTGTTAAAATTTTCATTTTCTAATAATGCGTTGAGTTCAAAAGAGTTTAAAGGTATGTTTCTTGCTTTATCCATATTAGCTGCAAGTCCTTTTATTCCACCAGTGCCTTTTGGAACTATAACATAATTTTTTCTGTTCCTTGCTTCGGCTTCATCTTCTTTCTTTCTGCTAATAGCAAATGCACCAGCTTTTGCTCTAATAGCTTTAGCCTCACTAACAGCTTTACTAAACTCTGGCATAGCAGCCTCTCCAGCCTCACCCACAGATGTTAGTATTTTGCTTACATCAAATCCTTTGCCAGCTCTGTTTTGCATAAGAGCCAAACCGAATGACATAAGTGCTTGTTTAGTATCAGGGTCACCAGATATGTCTAAGCCAGTGGCTTTGCCAAATTCCTCAATATAGTCTTTATATTCTTTTGGGCTAACACCAGGTCTTGCTTCTTTTAAAAATTCATCAAGGGCACCTTTTGTAGCCTTTTGTGCATTAGATAAATTCTCATCACTTTCCTCTGTTGCTACATCGCTTGCGATTAAATTTTCTTCCTCTGCAATATCGCCGTCAGTTTCTTTTGTAAATATAGGTTGTAATTGTTTTGATATTTCTGCACCTAAAGCTTCTTGTCCCTCTGGTGTAAAGATTGTCCCTTTTTGTCTTGCGTCTAAATCTTGAGGTAATCCAAACTCAACACCAGACATGGCTTGTGCAACATCTGAGGCTTTTTTTGCTCTTGCTTCATCTGTTTGTTCATCTAAAGTTCTTGATATACCTTGAAAAACAGATGGAATGTTTGAAACAACATTATAACCAAATCTTAAAGGTTCTTTTAAAATATCTCTTATGGCCTGTCTTGTTGTCCCTGTTTGAGGAGCTTTAGGATCAAATTGTTCCATTGACAAAATATTTGCTGCATCTCCAATGTTGCCAATTAGACCTTTTCTTGTGTCTTTACCAATAAGTCTTTCTTGTAAAAAAGGGCTTATTTGCATGATGCCTTGATTTTTAGGTGCCATTTTAGCCTCTTTTAGCTGTAGCACCACCAAATGGTGCTATTTGTGATAATGTTGTATATGCACCTACACCTTGTAAAAATGGATTTGCACTTGGAGTTGTAGCTTGTTGAAATGTAGATGGAATACTTGCACTTGGCATACCTTGTAGTAAATTTTGACCAATTTGCAACCTTGTAAAAGGCTCTTGTGCTTGTTGCATTAAGTTTGCTCTCATTGCATCAAGTCCTGCTTGTTGTTGTCTTTGCCTTAGAGCACCTAACTGTGATAGTTGTGATACGTCTGCTTGACCCAAAGCTTGTTGTAAACGCCCTAAATCACTTGTTGTGCCTGCTAATGTTCCAAACGCTTGACCAATACCACCAGACAATCTTCCTGCATCTTGTGACGCTTTAAGAGCTTGTCCAAAGCCTTGTGATAATAGTTTTGATAAAGTGTCACCTTTAACTTGTTGCAAACCTCTTTCTGTTTCTGCTCTCTGCACACCCTCTCTTGACCCACCAAATGCTCCTGCTTTAATTGCCTGTTGAGCCGCACCAGCTCTACGCAAATCTGCTTGTCTGTTAAGTTGACGCATTGCTACATCAATTACTTGCTCTTGAAATGGATCTTGAAATCTTTTAATTGATTCAGGTTGTAAAAAACCTAGACCACTAGTTAAAGCTTGTTGTGCTGCTAATGATTGATCTGCCGCACCTTGTATGAAAGGTTGAAAAGCACCTGTCATTTGCTCGCCAAGTTGTGTGGCTTTATCTTGCAAAGGATCTGTTCCTGCAATTTGAAATCCAGGTAAGCCTAATGGTCTATCTAATAAACCAGGAACAGTTTGTGTATCACCATCAAATACACCAAAACCAGTTTGTAAAAGGCGTTTTTGTAACCCTTCTAAAAACGGAGGTAATCTTTGTATATTTTCAACTGTTTGAACTGCCATTATGCTCTAGCCTCCAAGTTACTCATCATATCATAAGCTCTTTGTATACCCTTACGTTGATTACCATCTCCTAAACCTTTGACTGCATCTTTAGTAAGCACAAATTCACCAGCCATTAACATAGCTGGTACATCATCTTTTGTTCCAGATCCCTCTGATGGATCAATACCTCCAGTTCTTCTAGGAAATCCCATTTGGCCACCATCTGCGGCAAATCTTATGCCACCTAGTTGACCTCCAGGTCCACCTTGACCAAAAGGTCTTCTCTCAAACTCTCTTCTAGTATCTTCTTCATCATCTCCTGCAAGTAATTGTGCAAGTAATCCTGCGGTTAAGCCCTCTCCAACTCTAGTATTTAATAATCTAGCTAACAAATTATCTTGACCGACACCCGCTGCTTGTAACAATTCTCCACTAAATGTTTTAGGCTTAAAAGCCTCTGCTATTTTTTCTGATGCTTGATCTGCTGGCACTGTTTTAGAAACCACATCTCCTGTTGTGCTATCAGAACCCATAAATTCTGAATCTGGTAAATCTCTCCGAACAAATGTTCCCTGTCCACCTTGAGAAACAGCTTGTTCTGCACCTCCAAAACGATCAAATGCCATACCACCTATGCCAGCGAGTAAAGCATTTCGCACAGCATCTTTGTTTTTGCCACCCATAAGCTTTGATGTTATTGCTCCTGTGGCTAATCTACTAACAAATGGACTAAAACCTTGTCCAGCTATAGCAGAACCTATGCCAGGACCAAGAGCACTACCTATAAGTACAGGAGCTAAATCTTTAAATAATTTTCCTAAACTCATAGCTTTATGTTACCTTATTTTTTATTATTCGTCTATGTCTTTACTTTAATTGTGCCATTATCATTAAATAAAGCACCTACTTCTAAATCTGTATCACTTGTTGGTAAGTCCGTCAAAGTAATCTTAGTGCCTCTTAATTCACCAGGATTTTGTAATTGTGTTACAAGTTGACTTAAACTTCTTACCATTTCGTTAAAATACTGAACATCATATTCGTCTGGTGGTAAAGAAAAATTCGGTGGTACTAACTGTCTACTCATCTGTCACCATCCGCTCTTATATCAACCCTATTTGTTCCTAATCTCCAGTTAACACCTTGTGTTGTGCTTTCTACTCTTAAACCAAAAGATCTACCACGCAACCTTAAATGATTTAATTCAGTTGTGGGGAGTACAGTATTAGTTGATGTTTTAATAAAACCCCCACCAGGACTACGTTGTGCTTTTAAAGAGAATATCGCTTGTTTATTATCGTTACTCAACCCACTGTCACTATTATCAAAACTAACATCTGGTATCATTCTTCTTAAAAAAACAAACTGATCTCCATCTTGTATATCTATCGGACTTGACTCTATAAAAGATGTAAACGCAGTGCCATCATTATCATTGCCTTTTTCATGGTTGTACACAAGATTAGAATCTGTTGCCATTGGATATTGATACACGCCTCTATCTACCCAAGATGATCTTGAAAGATTACCTACATACCATATTTTTTGATCATAGTTGTACACCACATATCTATCATTTTCATCTGTGCCACCATTAGCACCAGAATTAGTTTCAGATGGATAAAACCAAAAAACCTCACCAAAAGCTGAATTTATACCTGCATAAACTTTGTCAGATTGTGTTTCATTAAAATCTTGAAAAACATGATCTCTTACAGAACAAGGTATAACTTGAACACGACCATCATATATATAAAATCTATCATATCCCATCCAAAAGACACTATCGCCTACGGCTACTGCTGTATTAAATCCTCTTACTGTAATAGCACTTGCTAATTGATTTATTCCAAAAGTAAATGGAGGTCCTATAAATTGCATACTATGCACAGATGAATCAGTCAAAATTATTATTTCACGTCTTGTTTTTACAGCAGTTACAATTTCAGACCCTGATCCAATCCTTAAATCACCAGCAGTATTTGTGGCAGTTGGAGTCCATAAAAATGGATTTTCTTGTGAACTAAAACGAACAAGCAATCTGTCTTGCACTGTCTCTCCTCTTGGATTTGCACCAAAGCAAATTACATGACGATCTCTTTCAGATACAATAACTTTTCTTGATTTAGTCGGAGCAGCATCTGATAACTCAATTAAATTTTTTGCCCTTGCACCCGTGCCAAGAGTCTTATCCCAATAAAAAACAAAACCATCTCTTTGATTAAATATTAAATCTTCACCAAAATTATCTTGTGACCACAGACGCAAAGTGCCACCACCAGCAGTTTCACCAGAAGCAGAACCCCATCCATCTGCACCCCAAGTTCCAGCACCCCATCCATCACCAGGCACGACTGTATTAATACCTACATTAAGTTGATATTCTGCATCAGCCGAACCAGCACTAGATAGTGCAGTGTCTGCATTAGCACTTAAAGTTATGACATAACTATTAATGTCTGTAATTGATGTTATAGAAAATTCATTGTTAAGTTTAGAATTTAAACCTAGATTTCCCGTGTTAGCATTACTAAATGTTACAAAACTTCCAGCGATAGCTCCATGATCAGTATCATTTACAGTAACACTTGTGCTTGAAGTTGATGTGATAAATGTTATAGCCATATCAAGAACCACCAACAGAAACACTTAAATCATTTACTGATACAGTGACAGTTCCAACTGCTGAAGTCATAGCCAAGTTAGTTGTAACTGGTGGCGTGCTTATTGTAACTGTGCCAAGAGATGCAGTTGCTAATATTCTTAAACTTTCTACTGGATTATTTGACTGAACGCTCACTGTTTGTGCTCGATCTATTACAACTGTGCCAACTGAGCCAGTTCCTGCATTCCCAGTGATTACTGATTTGACTACACCACCCTCTAAATCAAAAACAACTACATCATTTACAACTTTGCGTCTAAGTGGTGTTATATCATTATAACCTTCTGATTCTTCTATATAGAATTTTATTTGTGTTCCAATGCCTAAGTAACTATTGCCTTGTAAATTTGCCCATGTATGTAGGGATCTTGATGTTCCAAGAAAAGTGTTTGTTGAATACTTCTCCCATCCACCTAATTTTTCAGGGTATCCAAAACGAAAACGAACAAGATCACAATCGTTCCATCCACCTTTATTTGAATATGATGTTGTTTCTTTATTTATTCCTGGTCTAAATTTTAAAGACGTAATGGGCATTTTTGTTACTCATTAGGTAAATCAAATATGGGTGCTACACCTGTAATATTACCATCACTGTCTGTTGGTGGATCAAATAAAGCCATTAATTGTGTTAAGTTACTACAATTATTTATTTTGGTTTCAATTGTATCACAAGCTGTCCTTACCTTGTCTCTATATGTTGTCGTGGCACTAGGTATAGCAGTTCCTTTTTCATATTTTCTAGTTATTTGCCAATCTGTGTTGCTTAATAAATTATTTGTTGTTTTCTTTGTGGTGTCTATCCAAATTGATTTTAGACCAAGTTGCACCATTTGTTTTCCAGTAGTGGGATCGATAACCTCTTTTCCACTTTCATCGACTACATTAATATCTTCTAAATTACGCTCTACACCTTTTGACCAATAAAATCTATTGTCGTAAGTTTCCACAACTGCATCATCTTTCCAAACTAATCCAGCAGATTTTTTTTCTGCATCCGTAAGATTGTTCCATTGACGAGGATATTTTTTATTGTCATCGCTTACCCATGCAGTTCCTATTGTTATTGTTCTTCCATTATGTGTCCAAGCCATATTTTACTCCTTTAAAATGCGTTAGCAAACTTGAATGGTGAGTGTGCAAAAGCCATGTAGAAATATCTTGTACCAGTAGCTTTATTAACATTTTGTGCTAATGTTGAACCTGTACCTGCTAGTCTGAGTCTAAATCCATTAGATAATAAATCTAATATAGGATATGATTGGCTATCAAACTCTTGCGTTGCTAGGTTTGGTGCTATTGCAGATAGAACTGGATTGATTGTGTGTGAAGTTACCCCTACTCCTATTCTCATGTCATCATAGATCTGCCAATTATTAGCATCGCCAGTATTTTTAATTATAATTAGTGCTGGTCTAAATCCTGTAAACACAAAGGGTCCTACTGAACCATCGCCATCATAGAAACCCATTTTTGAATAACCATCAATAGAACGAAAACAGTATGTAATATAATTTCTAGCCACACCACCAGTGTTTCTATTCATTTCATCTGCACTAGAAACACCCACTGTAAAAGTGCTTGATCCATATGCTTGATAGAAATTAGTTAAAGAGGCTTTGGCATTTGATGAATTTAAACTTAAATAATCATTAGTACTAAATCCAGTAACCCCACCTATGCCACAAACCCAACTTGTTGCGTGACTAAAACATTTTGTCCAAATTACCTCAACTGCTGCTCCTAATCCATGTCCAATAGTCGCACCATTTGTTTCATTGCCATTCCAATTAATAATGCTAAATCCAGCAGTTGTGTTTGCCTGTACTGTTGATGAGATAGAGCCATTACTATCAGTTGAAGTCGTACCACCATTAGCTTTCCAGTTCCAAGAAGCATAACTATTAGTTGATACGTTATGATTTGTGCTAGAACTTAAATTAAAACCACCATCAGTTGCTCCAACTGAAGAAGGTGCATTAAAAGCAGTTACTCCAGCAGTATCATTTGATTGTACAGAATTACTACTTGAAAACAAGTCTTTATACACTCCCCTTGTTGAATCAGTTAGAACATGATTCACTACAGCACTTAAATCTTTACTCCATGTCCAATCTGGTTTAAACTTAAGACCCGTTATTGATTGTGTAGAGCCATTACCAGTATAAAGAACTGTGTCATGATGATCATCTGAATTAGTATCAGAATCTGGACCTATAGTAGGATTAGCTAAATTTTTTGTGCATAAAGCCGTATGTCCACTAGGTACAGAGTATTTGAAATCTCCCTCACCATTTGCATCTGTATTATTACCTTGAGATACTGTATTGACAAAAGTGCTATCTTGCCCAAAATTAGCAAATATTTGTATATTTGTACCTGAAAACTCACCCACAGATATAGAATAAGTACCAGTTAAACTAGTAAAAGCTGCAGTGCCACTATTTTGTATAGTGCCATTTTTGTAAAAAAATAGTGATCCTTCATCAACTCTAATACTTATTATGTCAGACGCAGCAAATGTATTACCATAGTTTGCATAACTCGTGTGTCTTGTTTGACCATTTGCATTATACCAGTAACTAGCTGCATTACTTCCAGACGCATCTGATATAGATGACGCAACACTACTTTCAGTTATACCTATAGCAGTCGATAATCCAGGACTAGAGTTTATATAAAACTCAGCATACACTTTGCTTGTTGCGACATCAAAATGAAATGTGCTTGTTGTTATATCATCGGCAGTAGATTGCACAGAAAGGTTGCCTTTTTCTAATGTAACATTACCACCTTTATCAAGTTCGTTCATCACACAATAGACGTTTTCAGGACAATCTTTAAAGTTACTATCAATACCATTAATATTATTTGGAGTGAAATGATTACCCTTACCACTTGTATCAGCACCTATGCCACTTGAGTTTGCAGAGCCTCCCACCTCTTTGAATTGTAATCTAAAACCATTTGTACCATAATCTGAAACATCTGGATTTTTGGCAATCCAAATATTATTTTTTGTCTGACCAAAATTGTCGGCAGCTAGTTGCAAACCATCAACAAAATTAACCTCTGCCAAGTATCCATCAAAATATCTGCTTGTTGAATTTAAATTCCTACCAATCCAGTGTGCATTAGTTGAATTAAATGAGAAGTCATAATTTTGAGGTACTTGTGCATAATATTGAGATACTGCTGTTTGCAATGTGCCATTAACGTAATATTTAATTCTATTTCCAGCAGTTGATTGTGTGGTATCTACTGCCCATACAATATTATACCAATTAGCTGTATCTCGAAATGACCTATTTACTTCTTCTGAATAATCTGCACTTCCGTCATAAGTATAAACGTGTAATATATCTTTTGGCGTTGTAAAATTTTGAGAAACAAATCTTAAAACATCAAAAACACTAGCTGTTCCTGCTGAAATTATTGGAGTATCACTACCACCACCAACATTATTGGCATCAAGTTGTGCTCTTTTAATCCACGCACTAAAAGTAAAAGTTCTTCTGTTGCCTGCACTTGATGGTGTTCTGCTTAAATATTGACTAGCACCATCATTTAATCGTAGCCCTTGAGTGGCAACCCCATTGTAAAAGCCACCACTTTCTCCTGCACCATTTGCTTTTACTATGCTCATTTAAAATCCTATGTAAGTATTGCTGATGCCGAAACTAAGATACTATTATTACCACTAGCTGCTGTAACATAATAAGCTAAATGATATGTACCAGTTGCTGATAAAGCAGAAAGAGTGTCTGCATTTATTGCCACTAGTGCATTTGCAGTAATTGTATGATTGCCACCATTTACAAACTTTATGTTGCCAGATTGTCCAGCAGCAGCATTACTAAATGTAATCTCTGTATTGCCAGTAGTGGTGCAAGTAAAATCATTACCTACTGCTAAATCAAAGCTACCATCATTTTCTGCCGTCACTGTTACACCAACAGATCTACCAGTGACTTCAACGTCATTACTTACTGTAACTTTAGTTGATGCAGTCAAATCAATTGTTGGTGCTGTTATTTCTACTTCTGTATCTGCGTCTACATCTAGTTGCCCATCTGTGCTAGAACTTACTGATAAAGCACTATCTCTAAAAGTCATCTTAATAGCGTCATTTAGTAATAAAGCTGAGTCTGCAACATGAGTTAAATTTACGTCACTATCTGCACCAAAATTTAAAACTGCACTATCAGAAGCTAAACTTAAATCATCACCAACTTGTAGATCACCAGATACATCAACTCTTGTACTAGCATTCAAATCAATTATTGCCTCACCATCTATTCTTAATGTGCCATCACTTGATTGTTGAACAAAACTAGCTGCATCACCAAATGTAAGTTTGTTAGTGCCATTGAGTGTAAGTCCAGTGCCATCTGTATGAGTAAGTGTTGTATCAGTGTCGGCTCCAAAACCAAGAACAGCACTATCTGATTTTAATGTAATATCATCACTTACGATTAAATCATCATCGACTGTTAAATCTACGGCAGCTAAATGTGCAAAAGCATCAACAACTGCTGCACCAGAACCTGCTCCATCTAAGTAAACAACCTTTGCAGTGCCTGGTGTTATTGTTACATTACTTCCAGAACCTTGAGATATGATAATATTTTGTGAACCACTTGTACCATTTTCAATAATATGCACCCTACTTAGAGTGTTTGGTGCTATTGTGATCGTACAAGCTGAATCTAATGTTCCAGTGTACTTAATAAACATGGCTCTACCAGGATCAGTAGAAGCATCTGCTACTGTGGTCGTATGAGTATCAGCGTTTGTCGTTATAGCTTCTGTGCCAAAACCTAATGCCTCACCTATGAGTTCTAAATTAGTGTTTGTTTTTGTACCCCAAGTTCCTGACTGTTCGCCAGTGTTCATTTCTTCGAGTCTTAAATTGTTTACAAATGTACTTGCCATTATGCGACCTCTTGCCAATTAGCTGTTTGATTTGGAACTATTAAACTATATACTAATTCCTCTCCAGTGCCACCAGTAGCACTTACTCCTGTTAAAGATACCACACATTGAGGCACTGTGACAACATTAGATTGTTGTGCTTGTAAAGCTGATGTTGTGTTATTATAGTCAGATGGCACAACTTCAACTGATGTGACAACAGTTTCATTGCCTAATCCACCTGTCATTGCAATGCTTACTGGAGTGTTAGCTGAAACTGGTGCTCCAGTTGTTGTTGCTATATTGGGGATACCAAGCGTGTTGGCAAAATATCCCATCAAAGCATGGTTATAGCATTGATAATGAAGTGTTGGTGCTCCGTCTGGAACTGTTATTTCTATATATCTAGTTGTGCCTGCATTAAACGTAGATGTATCAACATAAGATGATTGAGAAACAGAAGAACCATCTATATTGTAACTTACACCACTTGTGTATGCTGTATTTTTGTCTTTATCCTCATAAAAATTAATCGGATGACCATCATTACTACTATCGCTTTGATCAAATCTGTATGTGTTACCTTCATACATAGTTAAAGTAACATCACTGGTAGCAGTTGATCCACCAATAGCGTACTTGTTTGTTGATCCTTGATTGTAATATGGGTGATTTGAAGGATTACCAGAAACTACAGTGACAGTAAAAGTAACTGTGCTTGCACCAGTTTGACTTATGGCAGTAGTAGAAGAAACACCAGTAACATTTACAAAAACACCAGGTACGCCTAACACAGAGCCTAAAGCAGTTGTCCCAAGTATTTGAACGGGACTAGTGCTATCTATTTCAACGGATATAGGAGCGTTCCATGCTCCTTGACCCCATGTGCCTCTACCCCAACCTTGTAAGGTAGTATTTGACAATTTAAGCTATCCTTATAATCGCATTACTTGCATCGGCAGTTGGAAACTGAATTGTGAAAGTGCCAGATGTTGAAGTTTTATTAGATGTAAAATCTAATACACACACTGCTTTATCACTATTAGTGTCATTATATATTAAAGCACCCATTGCAGTGATTGTTGCAGTGGTAAAGCTTAAATCAGCAAAATCTGTAAAAGCAGTTGTTCCAGAGGTAGTTGGTGCAACTTTAGTTAGTGTGCCTCCTCCAGAAGTATAAGAACCACTATTTGCAACTTCTCCAGTTGTTGTAAATGCAGTCGTTGCTGCTCCTAATGTCGCAGTTGTAGAAGATTTACCCCCTCCACCTTCTGCATATAACGCTAATTTAAAAGCGTTTCCGTTTGTTGCAAAATTATGTGTGCCAAGAAGTAACTCTTGTTTAAATGCAGTACACATTGCTTGTGCTATAGCCATATTAAAGTCTCCTTATATATTCAGCCGTCTCTTTTTGACCACTTGATCTTAGAACTTGAATTATACTAGCACGTTCCTCTCTTCTTGCCAATAATATATAATGATACAAAACTCCTTTAAGTTGCTCTTTAAATAATTTAGCTTGTTGTCTCACATGAGGTGGTGCTTCATCTGATATACCTGCTATCTTATCAACAGCTAAATCTGCTATTTGTTCGTTTGTTAACCCACCACCTTGTGATGTTTTAATGTTAACACTTCCAACTGTTCCTGATCCTAAATCAAACATTTTTCTTCTCCTCATAACTTATGCCAGGTATGTCAACTCTACCAATTAAATTAGGCTTAGAGTCTAAAGGCTCTGGTGGTTCTAATTTTGACTTTTTTGTTATTAACATATTACCTTGTGTGGTTGTGGAAACAAGTGGGTCATCAAGCCTATGGTATCCATAAAGTTTTTCATCGTCTGGAACATTCATATCTAGTAAAGATGAACTATTTGCTATATGAACTTTAATTTTTTTTGAAATAGCTATAGCCAACCAAAACTCACAACAGGCTCTGCCTGCCTCTGCAAAAGCGACACTTTTATGAGTAAAATCTATTCCATACAAATGTAAATCTGACACTTTTTGTGATACTGCATAACCTAAAGAGTATGACACTGTATTATTAAAATAAGCATAGCCAGTTTTTTGAATAACTTCTTGTAAAGGATATTCTATAACGTCAGGACATCTTTCATCTAAACAACAAGAATATATTGGTATGTCTTTTTTAGTTAGAAGTCTTTCTGTCATTACGTCTGTTTGTTTACCAGCATTAGGCGTATCAAGAAATCTTGAGGGTGGATCCATCATAAAACATTTGTCATGGTAGATAACTCCAGACATAGAGTTTATCGTCCAAACTTCATCAAATTTTTCACTTCTTATCTTAGCTAATATATATTCTGAAAAACTATTGCCAAGTGCAACAATAGCTATGCTTTTGTTTTTCATTTTGCTACCTTCTATTGTTTTGGAACTCTGACCAAACCCTCCCTAAAAGCATCTGTATTTTCTTGTCCCTCACCATATACTTTAAGTCTACTCATGGCTTCTGTAAATCTTGCAGTATAAAGCTGTATTAAATCTGACTCACCTTTCATAAAAGTATATGCCTCAACAAGTGAAGCATACAATAAGGCATCAGGTGCATTTGTGCTTATCCATGTGCTTCCTGAGTTATCAGTCGTTAATGAAGCAGGTCTATAATAATAATGTAATTCAACGGCATAGCTGGAATCTGGAGTTGGTGCAACTATAAATGTATCGACATCAAAAGATGAATAAAATCTAGGACTACCAGTTGTGCTTGGATTTGGAGTAAACTCTTGAATGTAGTTTACATCTTTTTGCAATAAAAATACATTTGCACTATCTTTTACATAAGATAATGAGAAGGTTGCTAAATAATCAGATGGTTTTTCTAAAAATTTATTGCCACTTGTCATTGTTCCAGTCACATTTTTTCTGAAATAATCTAAATCAACAACTTTAAATATTCTTTCTTCTGCATTTTTTATGAAAAAAGGTATCTCTGCTACAAAAGTGGCTTCATCATTTTGTGTCCACTCTTGTATTGATGCTGTTAATGTAGTTAAGGTAAAACTCATGTCGTACTCACTGTAACTGTTCCAACTGAGGCTGTTGCACTAAAGGTATCTAATAAAGTTCCTATGTTTCCTAATCCAGTATTAGTGTAAACAATAAATTTTTTATTGTCATCTTTTACATCTGGTCTTGCATCTCTAATAGCTTCAAGATCTGTTCTTATTCTTGGTGGAGTTAGTTGTGGATGTTTTTCTTCATATTCATCATAACCAACTATGCTACCATTCCATTCTTTTCTCATATCTCTTATTCTGTAACGAAATCCAGAACGATCTGATATTCTATAAGCATATTTACCTTTAGCAAAAGCCATTATCCAACCTTATAATAATCTAACTTTGGTGTGATACTAAATGAAGATCTATCTCTGTCTTCACCTATAGCTCTTTCAAACTCCTCTTCATATACACTTTTTAACAATTGTATTCTGTCAGGAGCTCTTTTCATTGCAATGTAATATGCAAGTCCAGCAGTAAGACATGGAAAAAATCTAAAAGGCACTTCAAGTGTATTTACTTGAGTATCAGCATCTTGCATTCTTGTTAAAGCATCATAAACTAAAACATCAGTGCTATTCTCAGGTGTTGGATATAATTTTAGATTTGGTGTAATCTGTCTATCTAAAAAATATTGTGTTGCTCGACCTGTTGTTGATTTAGTTGGAATATTTAAAAAAGTATCTCTACTTATTCTACTCATACTAAAATCAGTACCTGATCTTCTTACAACCACTGATAAAACATCAATTATATCTGTTCCTAAACTATATTCAGCAGTCCCTGAAGTAAGAGATTGTGTTCTTTGTTCAATAGTCCATTGGTTCAAGCCACGATTTGCCCACTCTGCCAACATAATGTTCATAGAACGTCTGGCTGTTTGCAAATCGTAACCTGTCCTAGCTTCTAAACCACATCTTTCAAAAGCTTCTTCAATGTACTCTGCAACATCTAATTCAAAATTATTTGAACTTGAAGTTGTCATTAGGCTTTACCACCTTTTTTCATTTTTTTAGCCATGCCACCACCACGCATTTTTTTGGCAGCACCACCACCCATCATTTTTTTGACTTTACCTCCAGCCATCATTTTAGTAGCTGCTTTTTTTAATTGATCGCCCATAGCGTTCATTTTTCTAGGACTCATTGCCATTTTATTCTCCTTTTAAGGTTGTTGTAGTATTGTTGTCTTTGCTCATAAATTTCTTCAACATTGTACTCATTATAATATTTATCATAATAACCAAGTTTCTTCAATTTATTTGCACTTTCTTGTAGCTTTGTTAATCGTTGAACGAATATCAAAGCATATTCCTCCTTAACAATTTCTGCAAACGTGCCATCATCAATTAACTCGTTAACATCATCATCAGGGTGGAATCCCATTAACCAAATATCGTTTTGGTCAAATTTATCTTCATGTATTAATTTATTTAAATTAGTTAAATTATTGTGAAATATTTCATTATTTTCATAAGATAAATCAACAACTATAACTAAGTCTTTAGAATCATGAAATTTATTTATTAAAGTATAAACTATGTCATAATTGTTTGTAGTTTTTATAGCAAAACCTACTTTGTTATTTTTCCAAGCAGACTTTGCATAAGGACATGAAGGTAAATTATTATAATTTTCATTAGGAATTTCTAAGGCATATTTAGACCAAGCTTTTATTTCGTCACAAATTTTTTGCTCTAAACTCATTTTTTCTTTCTTCGCCTTACTGCTTGAACTCGTCTTGGTTTACCTGCTGGTTGACCTAATCTTTTCTTTTGAGCTATACGTTTTCTTTTTTCAGAAGCTGACATCTCAGATCCAGTTTTTGGAGTCTTACTGGATATTCTTTTTGATGGTCTGCAATAAGGTGTGCCACGTTTTTCACCCTTTTGTCTGCCACAAGGCTTGCCAGTTCTTTGATCTTTCCAATCTTCTTTAAACCATCGTTTAAGAGCAAGACCAGCTTTTGTTTTACGAACAGCCATTATCTAAACTTTGTAACTTTTCTTCTATTGTTCATAACTACACCACAACCTCGTGCAATGTTTGGATTTTTTGTTTTTCTTTTTCTTTTTTGTTTTGGTACAGAACCACCATTTTTAAAGTTTTTTGTAACATTTCCTTTTGAGTCTACAGAAAATCTTGCACCTTTTTTAAATTGTACTTTTCTAAGATCTTTAAGATCTTTCATAATTGACTCATTAAGTATGTCTTCTAATGCACGAATTTTAGGTTCACCACCCGTTTGCATTTTAACGACACCACCCATTGCTTTTTTCTTAGCTTTTTTACCACCTTTGCCATAGTTAGCTGCACCTACCTTTCGGCATTTAGCAATAGCTCCTGAAGCATAAGCTGATGGAAAAACTCTGTAACGAGCTTTTACCTTATGATAACAAGCGTCTTTAGGCATAATATCTTCCTTTCAATACTTTCCAACAGGTACACCAATATTTTCTCTTCATACATTGAGGACAATCTTTTAATGGCTCACCTCTTGCTCTTAGAACTTCTCCTTTTTTTAGCGGCACAATGTGCTTTTTCAGAAAATCCTTTAGGTCTTCTGCAATTGATTTTCCGTTTCCTCGCATTACTCCACTTCCTTTTTTGGGGAGGCTTCGACACTTGACGTGACATTTGTGACCTGCCCATTACCATTAGAAAAACTTCTCAAGAACTGCTACTCCTATAATAACTCCATAGATACCCCACAAACGAGTATCCAATTTGTTCAATTTATTGTTAATACCATCAAATCTAGCATTACATACAGACTCATGTTTTTCCAACATTTTTAATAATTCTTTACTTGTCATCTAACACTTCCATCTTCTTCTTGCTTGTCTTAACCTACTATTAGGATTTTTTGCTGCTTTTGGAAATTTTTTCATTTGTCCAGCAGATCTAGCACAAAAAGACTTTCTTCTTTTTGCAGCCTTACTGCCTGGTTTAACTTTACCAGTAACAGCAGTTTTAAGCTTACTACCTGGATTTTCACGTCTGTAACGTGCAACTCCAGCTTTAGTCATTCCCGCTCCACTTTTTGTGGAACGGAAATACTTTTTAGTTTTAGGAGGGTTTTTACTAGCCTTCCTAGCCATTACTCATAACTCTTTCTTACTTTCATGGTTATTGTGTAAGTATCTGCTGAAGAGTGTCCGACTGTAGTGAATAAAATATCACCTGTTACACCTGAACCAGCGTTGTTTACTAAACCACCAAAGCTTGAATAGTCGTGATGTCCACTTTGATTTTCACCTAGCTCAATGCACAAAAGATTAGATGAAGCGTCAAAAAGAACCTGCACCTTCATGCCATTACATTGCCACCAAATTTCATCAATTGTAACTCTTGTGCAGGACTGACCTTTCTCATTTTTTGACAAATTAGAAACATCAATTTTGGTTACTGCACTTTCGCCAGTGCCATCAGATACGTTAGTGAATTTAAAAACAGCTTGCTTTATCCCATCTTGTAAGGTTTGTGAGGCAACTGTATCTGCCATATAACTCTCCTATTATTGATCAGCAAAAGCTGGAGCTGTCGTTGATGTTACGTTACCAAAAATTTGATAGTTAGTCGTATCAATGCCAACAATAGTCACATCAAATCCAGCAGGAACATTTAATTGAATACTGCTGTTTGAGTTACCATCAGAAAAAACTGAACTTACTTCATTACCATCAGTATCTAAAAATGTTACTCCTCCAATGTAAAAGTTTGAATTGCCAGGTGTAACAATTAAAGCATCTGTTCCATCAGCAGCTCCACCAGCATAAACAAATCTAAATGAAGATCCAGCTATAGGAGCAGGTAATGTGTATGTATTATCCTGAGATCCATCTGGCACAAGTAAAATTCTACCACTGTGAGTTGCATTAGTTAAGGTTACGTCACCATCAGATAAGCTAACTGGTGCGCCACCAAGTGTTGTAATCTCTGTAATGGTTCCAGTAGTTCCGTCTTTACTAATAGTTTTAATAGTGCTTTCAGAACGTATAGGTCCTGAGAATGTTGTATTAGCCATGTATATCTCCTTGTCTTGGCTGTTGTCGAAGTTAATTCTTCGTCAAGGTAATTTAAGTATATACAAAAAAAAGGGGTCTGAAAAGACCCCTTAATAAAAAACGAACAATTGTTCGCTTATGCGCCTGGTGATCCGAACACACATCTTGGATCTGAAAAACCAAAGGCATAACGCTCTCTAGCTTTATATCTCATGTTACCAGTATCGAAATCAGCTTCCATACTTGTACTTAATGGTGTTCTTTCAAAATACTTGAAACCATTAGGTGCATCTGTCTTTAAGAAAAACGCATCTGTGTCTGTTAAGAAGTGGTTAATTGTATAACCCTCTGGTAACATACCCATGTTTTTGATTGCGTTTAAATCATTGTCAGAAGTACCTGTTCTTAATGTTGACTCAAGTAATCTATCAGCAACGAATTGTAATGCTGGTGGAACAATAAGCTTCATACCTCTCAAAGCAACAATCATATTTCTCTCATCAACAAATTGTGAAATGTCAATAAGAGCATTTTCTAATGATGTCTCATTAAGGTCTGCAGCCACAGTAAATTCATTTCTGAATGTACCACCACCACCTAAAGGATGGTCTGTTGCACAAAGCTCTTTACCATCACCACCTGTAAAGCTTGAGTCAAACGCATTGTTTAACACTGCAGCGGCTTTGATTTGCTTTGTGTGTGACATTGATCTTGCTAACGCTCTTGTATATCTTCTTCCAAGCTGATCATACAAGTTGTCTTCCATAGCTTCTTCTGTTAAAGCAAAAGCCAATGAAATTGTTTCCATTGTATATCTTGAAGTATATACTTCGTTTGCATCATCAAATGCTACACCAGCACCTTCAGATTTAGTTTGTGCATTACCAAATCCACTTAACATCACTTCTTCTTCGAATGCTCGATCTGAAGTTTCTGTCTCAAAGATTTCAGTATGCTGATTGTCGTAACGATCATATTCCATGCCGAATAAAGCGTTAAGACCAGGTTCTAACTCTTTTACGAGTTGCGCTCTTGATATAGCCATAATCTAATCTCCCTTACGCTAATCCTGCACCCTTTTGTCCAAATATGCTATTTTGAATAACTACTTGAACATTGGTTGCATCGGAACTTACATCGCTGTTCTCTGGATCTTGCGAAATATCAATCGCTTTCAGAGGTAAACCAGCAGTGGTCGCACCTGTTGTTACATCCAATTCTGCACCTGATATACCAGTCACAGTAGAACCTGAAGTTGTATATACGATGTCAAAATTACCAAATAAATCTGCAATAGGAAATGCAGCGTCACATTGAATCTCATAGATAACATTTGGATC